GAAGTTGACCGCTAATAAGAACGGCGAAATTGTTAAGTCCAAGGATTATGTCTGGCTGAAGTCTGAAAAGGAACTGTTTGGACGTACAATTTATTCCAATGATGGTGAAGGTCACTGGTATGCGCTGTTT